CCAAAACCTTTTGCTTGAACAGCTGGACCAACGGTATAATATTTTTGTACTCTGATACCTCCAGACGTAGTTGCACCTGATCCTGTTTCATTAGAAGGCATCGTAATTGTAAGAGTAGTAGTTGTTGGTGTTGTAATAACCATAAATTTTTTGTTATTAAAATCAGATGCACTAAAATTAGAATTAGTGATTGCTGTAAAATTATCTAATAGTAATATGTCTCCAGGAGCCATGCTATGAGCTGTAGCAAAAGTTATAGTTACAGTTGGTGATCCATTGGTCGTGCTAAATGCATTGGTAAGCGTGGTTGTTGTTTCAATAGGATGGATATCGTAAAATACACCTCCAGAATAAGCATATAATATCCTGTTTGTTCCTATAATTGCATATCTTCTACCTAAACTATTAATATAATGATGAAGACCTCTTCCCGCCCCTGTTAACTCATTTTCGTTTTGAGTGCCTAATTGATTCCAACCACCTATTTTTTCAGGTGTTCCATACCTAAATCTAACATTATCACAATCAACCCATTGACCTTCAGCTCCTGTAGGAGTGATTTGTTTGTTAATACCTGGTTGAAATCCTATCTTTTGTAGCATATAATGGCTTTATATAATAATTTTTATATGAATGAAAGTCAGAAAACAATACACTATGTTAACTAAAATTGATACAAATATCCCTAAAAATACCAATTTAAATATTATCAATAATCTATGCTCTTCTAAAGGATGGTATTTTGGATTTGATGAAAATAATTTTATGGGCAAAGATCAAAAAGATGCTGGTCTTCTAACAGTCACTTTTAAAGAAGAAGGTCAATACTATGGCAATGATATTTTAAATACCTATGCTCAAATTGTTTTTGATATAGTTGAAAAAAATTCTTTTATGAAGTTTAAGAAGATAAATAGAATATACTGGAATTGGTATCATCCAGGAAGTATTATGCAGTTTCATATGGATAACCACGAAGATAATAGGTTTTCTATAATATATAATTTACACGATAGTGATGGTGGCACAGAATTTAAAATTAATGATAAAGTGGACTTTCACAAATCAATAGAATCACAAGCAATTTTATTTCCAAGTAAGCTATATCATAGGGGTGTAGCTCCAAAGACAAATCCAAATAGATTTTCTCTAAACATAATGCTAGAAATATAGAATGATAGAACAACATCACCCAGACAGATTTACTATTAAAAACTATATTAATGACATAGATTCAAATTTTTTAAAATTATATTTTGATCAAAATAGTCATTTGTGCGATAACATTTTTGATCACCATAAAAACAGCACTCTATATCTTAGATCTGTTAAGAATCACACGGTGCAAACTTTAATGCACTACTATCAATTAAAAGGTAATTTTTTTGTAGATCAAATATTTAATACTAAACAAGTAAACTGGGATGAAGCTTCAATTGTTAGAAGAACTAAAGGATGGAGTCACCCTATTCATTGTGATGCAGATCAAGATATAAATTATGGATCAATTGTATATTTAAACGATGATTATGGAGGAGGTGAATTACTTTTTGAAGATGGTCAAAAATTTAAACTAGAAAAAAATTCTTGTATTTTTTTTAAGGGTGATATAAAAAATCGTCACGAGGTTTTAGAAATAACAGAAGGAAAAAGATATACTTTACCAGCGTGGTACACAAAATGATATTTCAAAATATAGAGTTTTACGAAACAGATAAATTTCAATATTTACCAATACATAAAAATGGTTCTTGTAGTGTAATAGAATCTATAAAACATTTAGATCCAAAAGTTACAGACGAAGTAAATTTAAATAAAATTAGATGGACTGTAATAAGAGATCCTTATGCTAGATTTGTTTCTGGTGTAAAATATGATTTAAAACTTCATAATTTAGAAACCAAAGATATAGATTATTCTTCACTACATAATTTTCGTATTAATCTTCTTACAAGAAAAAATGGACACGTTAATCATTCAGCTTCACAGATACCATATATAATGAATACTAATATAGACTGGTATGTAGAATTAAAAGATCTTTCTACTTTTTTAAAAATGCATTTTGATAAAACGGAAAGACTTAATGTAAGTAAGGATAGAGGAGACATGGGTATAGAAAAAGAAGAAGTGATTAAATATTTAGAGGTAGACTACTATGTATATAGAGAAATATTAAACTCTCCTCATTTGTGGAAATGGCAGAACGGAAAAATATTTTAAGTGGACCACTTAGAAGCAATAGTTCAAATAGATAATTTAATT